TAGACCAGTTCCAGCGCATTGTGTCTATTGAGGCCAACGCAATCTACACGACGAGCGACAAAAAGATCGGCGTCATCGCCGTTCTCGACGGCATCCCGATCGAGCAGGTCAAGAAGATGACGATTGCTGAGGTCAACAAGCGCTATGGTGAGATCAACGCGGCCAGCAAATCGCTATCGTCACTGGCTGCCAAGCGTCACGCCCAGGTCGCCGGAAAGTGGTATCAATTTGAGTGGTTCATTGACGAAATCAGCGCAGGGCAGCTTGTGGAGTTATATTCCTACGACATGAGCAGCGAGCAGGGGGTGATTGACAACTTGCACCTGATCTTGGCGACGCTTTCGAGGGAGTGCAGGGTGTGGAAGTGGTGTTCGAAGGCATACGACGGCAAGGGGCACAAGCAACGCGCAGAGGCGATGTTGCAGATGAACATGGGTGACGTTTGGGGTTATGCCGCTTTTTTTTTGCAGCTTTCAGAGCCTTTGTTGACGATTATGCGGAGGTCTTTGACGGAGCAGGGGACGACGACGACAACGGCCAAGGCGTAAAGAAGCCGAACTACGGCTGGGTGGGTGTGGTCTACCGTATGGCCGGCAAAGATCCGCTGCGCATGGACCAGGTATTCAACATGCCGGCAAGAGAGTTTATGAACGCGCTGTTGCTGATGAAGGCTATGCCGTAGTGCATAGATTTCCGCGCTGCGATATTTACCTGCATGAAATTTACCACAGAGATAGAAGGCGACGTACTGGGCATCGGCGCTGACGTGACTAAGGAGTTCAGCCTGTCGCGATCTCCTGACGTGAACGCGGCGCTAATTCGGTGGATGCAGGATGTAATCAAGCTGACGGTTGAAGGCATTGAGCGCGTTGACGCCAAGGCTACGCTCAACCTACGGCAGTCGGTAGGCTTCGCGGAGTTGCCTGTTGAGCAGAAGGTCGCGCAGGTCGCGATGGAGATGGCATCGTACTGGAAGTTCGTCGAATACGGCGTCAATGGCGTGCGTGTCAACAGGGGTGCGCCGTTCAGCTTTCGGAGTATCAACCCAAGTCCTTCGCACGTGGCAGCGATCCGCAAGTGGGCAATCGACAAAGCACTCGGCATCCCTGCTGACGAAATCGACGCGGCGGCATACAACATCGCCAAGTCAATAAAACGCAGAGGCATCAAGGGGCGGCCATTCCTCAACCCAGTGCTAAGCGACGCTAAGTTGGATGAGCTCGTCAGCAGCATCGCCGAGGTCGTCGGCAAGAAAATATCAATTTCAATCAACGTATGAGCATAACTATAATATCCGCGCTTCCTTCGCTGCTTCCTGTCGGCAACAGCGACGTCGTGGTTGTGTCGAGCAACAACACCGCTTCTGCCAACTTCCGCTACGTCTGCGACGTGTCGGGGTCGCTTTCCTCCGCGCGCTTGAAGTGCGACAAACTGCCGACGACGAACAACGGCTTCTTCGGAGTTAGCAAGGTCGTTGAGACGCTGATTGCGCCGAAGATCCCACAGCTGACGAGCGGCTGGCAGGATGGCGGCTACGCTGTCAACACGAACCTGACATTTCGCGAGGAGTTTGGCTCACCTCCGACCGTGGCGACAGGCGGCACAGCATCAGCGTCGCTGATCGCGTGGCAGGCGGCGTTTCGCCAGCAGGACTACGCGGCCTATTCACCGAGTGCGTACATAGCGGCGACGGTGTCGGGTGATACGCCAGCGATTAAGGTGTTCAGCAACAGGCCAGTGACTTCAACGCTTGGATCGGGTGATAGCGACTTCATCGGCGTGCTTTCCAACGTTTCGGGCATAGCGTTACGCGTCAGCTACGACGGTGGCACACCGCGTGCAGCCTTTCTGGTGACTGGCAGCGTTTCGGCCATCAGCAACATCATAAACGCCGGTCCTTATGGGGTGTACAACCTCACGTCTTCGCAGTGTTCCGACGGCAACGCAGGGAGCGTCAACTTCCCTACGGATGGCGGCAAGATTGCGGTCTTGGTCACTTTCAACACGGCAGGCACGAATACAAGCGCGTTCAGCCGCACCGCTGCATACACCTACATCATCGACAACTGCCAGCGATACAACGACCTGCGTGTTTTCTTCCGCAACATGTACGGCGGCGTTGATGGCTACACGTTCACCCGGATGAACAGGCAGCGCGTTGATGTGGATCGCAAGACCTACGGCTACAATGCCAGCGTCTACGGCGATGATGTGTATGATAAGCAGTGGTCGGTGACGTACCGCGACACCTACACGCTGAACAGCGACTGGCTCACCGATGCAGAGTTTACATGGCTTCAAGAGATGATCTACTCCCCCGAGTGCTGGATTCAGCTTGGCACGCAGCTCGTTCCAGTGGTAGTCAAGACGGACACCTACAACGTCCGCAAGCGCGTCGTTGATAAGTTGCAGCAGATCAGCGTTGACGTTCAGGTGGGTTACGAAAACACGGCGCTATGAGTAACGTGAAGTTCGTCTGCTACCCGGATGCCGATGCGCCATCGTCAGGCTTTGACCTTGACGTTTCGGGCGATACGGATATTGCCGTCACTTTCAGCGTTCAGGACTTGGCTGACGTCACCAAGCGCAAGGGTGCGTTCAGCAAGACGATTGCGCTGCCCTCAACGAAGGGCAACGACGCAGCCTTCCGCCATGCCTACAACGTGCAGAGTTTCGTCGGCGGCTTCACGCCAAACAAGCAGGTCAAGTGCGCAGTGTGGAGTGACGGCGTTCAGGTTTTCGCCGGCACTATGCAGCTATTGTCGATGAGCGTGACGAAGGGGCAGGCGACTTACGAGGTCGCTATCTACGGCGAGGAGGTGGCGCTATTCAGCAACATGGCTGACGTCAAGCTTGTTGACACTGTCGGCGTGACCGGCATGAACCACACCTTCAGCGTGTCGCTGGTCACAGGCACTTGGGATGACAGTTACAGCGATGCGAGCGGATATGTTTACGGCATTGTAGACGCGGCTGGCCACTTCCACTGCTACGACGTCAGCAACCCATTAGGACCGCTTGCGCCGATCTTCAGCTCGGTGACTCCAATCTTTGACAGGTTGATTCCGATTGAGTTAATGCGTCCGAATATTTGGGTTAAGAAGATGGTCGACTTGATTTTCGCGCAGCACGGCTATCGCTATCAGTCGGCTTTCTTTGACACCACTGAGTTCGAGCGCATGGTCATCCCTTACGCTGGCGACGCCTTCGCGTATGCGAGTGGATCGAATAAGTGTTACGTTGGCAGCGAAGAGGTCACATGGGATGCGGCGGAAGAAAAGACAATCATCTTTGACCAAACTGGCGATCCATTCTTCAACGGCGACGACGGCAAGTTTAACACCACTAATGGCATTTTTACAGCCAGCAGCCAATATGCAGGTAAGTATCAATTTAGGTTTGAAGGGTTATTTACTGGCGCATCCGGAACTACAACTTTGGTGATTAGTGCAAGAGATAGCAGCGGTAATTTATTGAAAGACATTTATGGCGATGACATAACATACACTCAAGCGATTGGGGCTTTTTCACGAGGGCTGTCTTTGGATCGCACTTTAATACTTAGACCAAGTCAAACGCTAAAAGTTACAGTCAGTTCGGACACTGCAGGGTTGACGTTAAGCGCATCGACAGTTCAGATCAGTTTGCTCGAAACATTCAGTCGAGTTGGCCAATCTATCGACATGCGCACGGCACTGCCTGCCGACACACTGCAGATTGACCTGCTTGCCGACTTGCAGAAGATGTTTAATTTATACTTCTACCAGTCGCCGCAAGATCCGTCACTTATCTACATTGAGCCGTGGACTACCTTCTACTCCAGCGGATCAGTGGATTGGTCGCAGAAGTCCGACGAGAACGCGGAGATGACGATGATATGCGGCGATCCTGAACTCCGCAAGCGCTTCACCTTTGCCTACCGCGATGGTGGCGAGGCGCTATCTAAGCAGTACCGCAACACGTGGCAGACAGGCTATGGATCGCGGCAGTACGACACCGACAACTTCTACGGCCGTGGTGAGCAGGTCATCGAAACAAAGGCGGCGACAGTCATCCCAGCGCAATACCGCACGAACATCGTCATGGGCAGGACGTGGGATGTGGAAGCGGATGGCAGCATACGGACGATGAAGACAGGGTACAGGCTGGCGCAGTACAACTACGTCAAGATGCAGCCGTCGCCAAGTGGCAGCGTTGAAACGTGGCTTTGGGTTGATGCCTTCAAGACCACGGTAAGCAGCTGGGTGAGTGGCGACACGTTGCCCTATATTGGCCACGTTGACAACCCATACAACCCAAGTCAGGACTTGGCGTTTGGTATGCCGAGGCAGCTTTATTTCGCCTTGCCGGATGGTCAGGCAGGATTCACGCCGTACACGAACAATAACCTATTCAACACCTACTGGCGCAACTACATCGAAGAAATCGCAAGCAAGGAGGCGATGCAGGTTGAGGCAACGTTCCTGCTGACCGTCACCGACATCGCGACGCTTGACTTCCGCATCCCGATCTACTGGCACGGCATCAGGTGGCGGCTTTTGGAAATCAAAGATTACAGGATCGGGCAGAACGTCATGTGCCGGGTGACGCTTCGCCGCATCTTAAACCTCGCGGAGTTCAGCGCGCAGTCGGTCAACCCTGTCGGCAACTACAACTTAAATGCGGAGGTGCAAGGTGAGTATTATCCGCAAATCGTCAACCCAATAAAAGGCAAGTAATGGCAGATGTAGACAAAGAGATCACCGTCAAGGTCAGGGCGGAGGACGACACACAGAAGGCGACGCAGTCGGCGAAGGCGCGCCTCCGCGACTTGCAGAAGCAGATGCTTGACCTCGAAACGGCGGGGCAGAAGAACACCGACCAGTTCCGGCGTATGGCTGCCGAGGCAGGATCGCTGAAGGACGCTATCGGCGACACGAGCGCGCAGGTCAAGGCGTTGGCATCGGATACGCGGACGCTTGACACGTTCACTTCGGCAATTCAAGGCATCGCAGGCGGCTTCGCTGTTGCGCAAGGTGCAGCCGCGTTGTTCGGCGAGGAGAGCGAAGATGTTCAGAAGGCGATGATGAAGGTGCAGGCGGCGCTGGCATTGGTCAATGGTGCTACGGCTGTTGCTAACGCGCTCAACAAGGACTCCGCGCTTATGGTCAACCTGAACGCGGCGGCGCAGCGTGCCTATGCGTTGGCAGTAGGGACAAGCACAGGGGCAATGAAGGCGTTTCGCTTGGCGCTCATAGCGACAGGCATCGGCGCGGCGGTGGTAGCCATTGGCTTGCTTGTGTCGAACTGGGATAAACTGACGGCGGCGGTGCAGCGATTCTTGGGCATTGAGCCAAAGAAAGCGGTTGCAGATGTGACTTTAGAGTTGGAGAGGCAAATCGAAGTAATGGAGGCAAGAGGCGAATCGCAGATGCAAATCTTCGCTAAGGAATTTGAACTTTCCCGACAAAGGATAAAAAATGCTAAAGATGAGGAAGCGCTGGCAGAGGCATATCACAAGCACAACCTATTGCGTGCGCAGTACGAGGTGTTCATCAACAAGCAGGCGCTGGATAAAAAGAAGAAAGATCAGGAGGACTACCTTCGAGCCGTTGAGGCATTTAACAAGAAGAAGGCCGAGAATGATGCGTCATATATCTACGCAGGCGTTGACGGCTTGCAGTTGTTTTTAGACAAAGGCAAGCAAGTAGAGCGCGAGTTGGTCGTCATCAAGAGAACAGGCGTCGCAGAGCAGAAAAAAGCAGATGCCGAAGCCGATGCACTGGAGGCGATGAGGGCGCAGCGTAAAGTAGATCAAGCGAAGCAAGTGCTGCAAGGCATCGCGGACTTAACGACGCTATTTTCCGGCAAGAGCGAAAAAGCACAGCGCAGAGCTTTTGACATCAATAAGAAGGCGTCGATGGGTACGGCAATAATTGACGGCATCACGGCAACGCAAAAAGCGTTTAAGTCAGCACCACCTCCGTTGAGTTACATCTTGGCAGCAGCGGCAGCGGCAGCGGCAGCACTCCGCGTTAAGGCTATCAGCAATCAGCAGTTTCAGGGATCGTCAAATGCTGATATGGGAGGCGGAGGCGGATCAGCGCCGCCAACGACAGGAGGCTTCGCATCGGGAGGCGGAGTGATGAACCCGAATAGCCAGCTAACCAACCCGAATGAAGGTGCAGGCGCAGGTCAAGGTCAAAGCATGCGCGCGTATGTCGTCGAATCCGACGTGCGCACAGTATCAGGGCGCTTGCGTAGGATCAGCGAATTTGCACAGTTGGCGAACTGATGATATTTAAGGCTATGGAACTACCAGTTTACCTGATGACCATTGACGAAGTTGACGAAGGCGTAAGCTACGTCGCACTCGTTGAATCCCCTGCGATTGAGCGGCCATTTCAGGCGTTCAGCAAGGAGAAGATGCGGTTTACCGAAACAGGCGAAAAGCGCGTGCTGACAGGGCCGTTGATGTTGGCAGACACGCCGATCATACGCCGCGACAAAACAAGGGGCGAGTATTTCGTGATTTTCCAGAAGGAGACGATCCGCAAGATGGTGCAGAAGTACTTTAAGCAGGGAAACCAGCACAACGTCAACGCTGAACACAGCACCGCCATTGATGGCGTGTATATGTTCGAGAGTTACCTGATAGACAGGGAACGCGGCATCAACCCACCAAACGGCTACGAGGATGCGAAGGATGGCAGCTGGTTTGGATCGTTCAAGGTCGAGAATGACAAAGTGTGGGATGAGCGCGACCAGTTCACCGGGTTCAGCATTGAAGGCTACTTCGGCATGCAGCCGACTGACACGGAGATAGAGGTGGCGATGGCGGAGTTTGCCCAAGCCTTTGAGAGTTTTTTGCATACTATCAAACCAAACGATATTTAACCATATGAACCTATCAGATCGAATTTCAGAATTAACCCGCGTGCTGCGTAGCTTCTCCGCTGCGCCAGCGCCAGCAGCTGCGCCGTTGGCGTTCAGCGACTATAAGTTGGAGGATGGCACGATGATCCGCGTGGATGGCGAGTTAGCCGTTGGCACGTTGGTCTACGTCGTGACTGAAGAGGGACTGCTGCCTGCACCTGATGGCGCGCATAGCATCCCTGAAGTTGGAGTTGTGACTACCGAAGGCGGCAAGATCGTCGAGATCGGCGACGCTGCACTGGCACCGGCACCTGAAGCTGTTGAGGCGCAAGAGGTAGAGATTGAAGTCACACCTGAAGGCGAAGAGATGCCTGCTGATCCGCATGAACAGAGGATGCAAGCTATGGAGGCGGCTATCGCTGCTTTGGCTGCCAAGGTCGAGGAGATGATGGCGAAGATGGGCGGCGAGGTTGAAGCTAACGCCGCGAGGTTCAGCACCATTGATACGGCGTTGTCAGCGTTGGCGCAAATGCCTACCGCTGCGCCGAAGAAAAGAGCAAGTGACGCGGTTGTGGAGTCGGTGAAGATGAGCCGCGCCAGCAGACTTGCAGAAGTACAAGAAACCCTAAAAACCCTAAAAAAATAAACTATGTCATTTTCAATCGCAACCATCACCGGGTACGTTGAGCAGAACAAACTGCCTCTGATAACCCAAACAGTATTTGACGCAAAGACGCAGTCGTTATTGCAAAAGCGCGTAGGCATCAAGTCGCAGGAAGCGTTAAACATCATGGACACTGACGCTGTGTTTCAAGATGCAACTGCTTGTGCGTGGAACGCCGACGGCACTACTACGTTTAGCCAGCGCACAATCACTGTGGCTCGCGTAAAGGTGCAGGAAGAGTTATGTCCTCGCTCACTCGAGACAGCTTGGCTGGCATCGCAGCTGACGCAGGGCAGCAACTACGAGGGCGTGCCTTTCGAGCAGGCTTTCGCAACGCAGAAGGCTAAGCGCATCGCGGAAGGCATTGAGCGCGCTATCTGGCAGTCAGTGCCATCGGTTGCCGCTGCCAGTGCTTCCGTATCAGGAACATCAGGCTGGGCAG